TGGCTGGATTAAGATTACAATGGCAAGTAAATTTATTAAAGACTAATGGAGAATATGAAGTTGTTCCTGTAAGCATAGGAACATTAACCATGAGGCACGATGCATTAAACTTTGACGATGCCAAGAAAAAAATAGAATCAATTATTGAAAAACTTAAACAAGAAGAGGGATTTTTATATTATGAGTAATATTTTAAAAGATGGTGGACATGTAATACTTAAATGCAGTAATTGTAATAAACCACTAGTTGATTTGTTTATTGTAAAGCCAAATGAGAAAAGAGAAGATGGAACAGATTTTATTTGGAAATGTCAGGCAGAATGCTGTTACTGCAATGATAAAAGTTTTATAACAGAAGTTAAAGGAATATTTAGACCTGGTGGAATTATAAAAGTTAGCGATGAAAACGAAGATGTATATAGAAATATCGTTGATATAGTAGATATTGAATATAATGATAACTTTGTACTTTTTAAAACTTCGAGGAAAAACTAATGGATAGCGAAATTATTGTTATTGAATTTGATTATAATGGAAATGAAGTTGAAAAAAATTCAAAAGTATCAGTAGCAAAAAATACCAAATTTTTAGTTACTAACACCGAAAAATATTTTATTAAAGTATGTACCGCTGGATTAAATAGTTCTAAATTTTTTGATCCACTAAAAGATCTAACGGAAGAGCTTAAACGCCATGATGTTTTTGCAGGAAGAGATAGATATTCTTATAAACTTGTCAACAAAGAATGTTTTGATTATTATCTAAACTATTTAAAGACTAAAAATGTTTCATTGTTGAGAAATGCAGAAAGGATAATGTAATGTCTAAAAAGAAAAAAATAGGAGAAGTAGAAATTTTTTATATTCAAGGAAACTGCAACAATAAAACTCAGGAAGAGATAGCTGAAATTATTGGTGTAAATTCAAAAGATATTGAAGAAATTTATTTAAAATCAAAAAGAAAATCTAACGATAAGTTCCAAAAATATTCTGGAACTACGAGCATGACAGAGGCACAATCTTCTATAACGACTGTAAGAAGTAATAAAAACTCATTTGATGAAAAAAATATACATAGACTATGATCTGCGAAAAAGAAGATAATTTTTTGGAAGATAAAACAATATGGGTTGCTGTTTTAAGCAATGGCCAGACTGTTTACCAAGATGATAATCGTATTGATTACGAAGAGAAATCTGCATGGATTAGATTAAAAAGATATATTTCAGAAAATCAACTAAAGATAAAAACTTTTTATATAAAGTTTAGATCTAATACAGTTCTTTCAACACCAAGCGATGCTTCTGGATATTTCTTTTCAAAAGGCATAATGGGTTCAGTTGCTACAAGTAATGTATTTTATTATCTTGTAGGTCATATTGAAAACGGAAAAGTTTATATCAAGAAGTTCAAAATACCAGAGCTTCTTTGTTTTGATCAGGAAGTAAGAGAATTATACAATTGTAAAGAAGATCAATTAATTTTTAACTAGTAGTGATTTAATGGCAGAAAACAGAAGCAATTCTAGTAGATATGAATCTAGATATGGTGGCGGTTGGATAACTCCAGCACAATTTTTAGCTGAAGTTATGTGTGAAAGATCCGCTAAAAGTAATAATATAGATTTACCTCCAAAATTTTGGAATTTGCCAACTTGGAAAAAAGAGTTTTTAAAACAGTTAAGTTTTGCTAATAAACTCATATCTAAGTATGAACCAGCTTTAATATCTAAAGCACTACGCACACCTCAAGGTAAAAAACTTTTTTCTTTGGGCGCAAACTGGTTAAAAGATATTCTTGAAAAAGAATCTAAGAAAAACAAAAAAGCCGATATTGAAAAAGTTCAAGAAGCGAATAAGCTTCCTACAAGACAAAATTACATTTCTCGTAAGTCTATTTTTTCAAGATTAAAGGATATTGATAATGAGTGACGAAGTAGAAAAAATCATCAAGGAAGTTTCTAAGCAATATGGTGATGGTATTGCTATTAATGCTAGCGAACTTTTAGATGAAGAAAAACATGTTATACCACTTTCTCCTGCATTAAATCTTGGACTTCATGGCGGTATTCCAGAAGGTAGCTGGGTTACTTGTTCTGGTCATCCTAAAAGTGGTAAAGAACAACCTATATCTGCAATTGTTTACACTCCAAATGGCCCAAAGACTATTGGTGAACTTATTGTTGGAGAGTATGTATGTACTCCCGATGGTAAATCTGCAAAGGTATTGGCTATTTACCCACAGGGCATTAAAGATGTGTATCGTGTAAATTTTTCTGATGGAACATATGCCGAATGTGGCGCTGATCATCTTTGGGCTATAAAAACTAAAGATCAAAAAGAATTTGTTGTGCGTCAATTAAAAGATTTTATGGACAACATTTATTATAAATCTGGAAAGACTCCAAAATACTCTATTCCATTAACAGCACCAGTTTCATTTAATAGAACGACAAAAGAAATATCTTCTTATGTGATGGGATTATTTATTGGTGCTGGTGTTTTTGGAAAAAAGACATATGTAAAAATTGAAAATAATTTTGATGTTGAAGGCGAATTTCAAGTTGAGGATTTGCAATATTTAAAATGGAATGGCGAAAATAATACAATAAATGCCATTAATCCAAATCCTTTTGTAAAGTTAGGACTTAACAATATATCAAATAACAAAAAGTTTATTCCACCAAAATATCTTTATGATGATGCATATAGCCGTGTAAGGTTGCTCAATGGAATATTAAAAGTAGCTGGACATTTAACTAAAAACAAAAGTCTTACGATTACAGTTTCTAGCCAAAGACTCGCTAAAGATTTAGTTACATTAGTACAATCTTTGGGCGGTCTTGGCAATTATTCTGTTCATATGAATAAACTATCCAATAAATATGTTTGTATATTGCAGTTAGATATTCTGCGTAAAAGAGAAAGAAAGTTTGAACGAAAGATAGAATCTATAAAGAATGTAAGAAAAGAAGAATCTGTTTGTATAACTGTAGATACTCCAGAAGGATTATATCTAACTAATAACTTTGTTGTTACTCATAATACTTTGACATCACTTTCTTTTGCAGCACAATGTCAAAAGCCTGAGAATGGTGGTAGACATGTGTATTATCTAAACATTGAAGGTCGGCTCAAGTCTATGAATCTTAAAGGCATTCAAGGCTTAGACCTCAGTAAAATGACAGTTTATAGATCTACGCAGGAAAAGATTCTTACTGCCAAAGATTATCTTAATTTAGCTTTTAAAGCGATTAATACTCACCCAGGTAGTTTGATCATCATTGATAGTGTTTCGGCCTTATGCGATGAAAAAGAGATGGATGAAGGTATAGGGTATGAAAATAGAGGCGCTGGAAATAAACTCTTTGCTGGTTTTTGTCGTCAAGCAGCCAATATAGTACCTGTACAAAATTGCATTGTTTGGGCGATTATGCATTTGGCTCAGTCTCAAGGCATGTTTGGCGGTTTTATCGAGAAAGGCTCAAAAGCATTGCAGTATCAAGCTGATGTTCAGATGAGAGTAAAATATGATAAAGCTTGGAATGTTGGGGTTGAAGGTAAAGAAAAACAAATTGGGCAGCAAGTACATTGGCTTATAGAATCTTGTGCTTTGGGTTCACCAGGAATGGAAGTAGATAGTTATATTAGATATGGAGTTGGGATTGATAATACTTACGAGGCCATTAATCTTGGTTGTCAACTTGGATTAATTAATAAAGCTGGCGCATGGATGACATTAGAGTATATGCAAAGACATTTAGATTTACTTGGAGTTAAGGAATGGGATGATGTTGCAATTAAAATGGTTAAAACGCAAGGCGCTGAAAAACTATACAAATTGCTTTTAGATCATCCAAAATGGGTTAATGCATTAGAAAACGAAATTAAGGCAATGCTGTCGTGAAAATAAAAGGTTTAGACGGAAAGAAATATTCTTGGTCATTTTATGGACAAATGCCAGATATTAGCGATGAAAGAAAAAGATCTTCTCTACATATTAGAGCAAGAAATTTACTTAAGTCATTATATCCAGTAGACAGAATACTTGAAGAAGTGCATTTGCCAGGATCTGGAAATCTTTACGCTGACTTTTGGTTGCCATTAAGAAATAAAATAATTGAAGTTCATGGAGAACAACATTACAAATTTATACCATTTTTTCATGGAACTCAGCTAAATTTTTTATCATCAAAAGCAAATGATAATAATAAGAAGGAATGGTGTTCTGTTAACGGAATAATACTTGTGGAGTTGCCTTACAATGAGTCAGACGAACAATGGAAGTCAAGAATCCAATCTAACTGAAGAACAAAAAATTGACTTAGCTTTAGAAAAGTATGAACTGACTATAGGGCTAACACCAATACCTTCAGATAAAAACTTTCCTTGCATAAAGTATTTATATCTTTCGCAAGAAGAGTTATCTAAAATGAGCGCCGAACAATGTTCTGAAGCTTGTGTTTTATTGAACAGTTTTTCATTTCATATAACAAGAATTATAAATAAAGAAAAAACAAAGATTAGATGGTGCAATGAAAGAATACTTAGTGCTGTAGCTAACAATTTAGCAGAATATAGATATTTTTCTCCAGATGAGCGTATGGCTTTATGTATAAAAGATAATGATTATGCACAAAAAATTAAAAAGCTATACAATCTTATTCAAGCTAGGATAGATAGAATAGAATATTTGCCAATAAGACTAGAAAAAGTTTCAGA